ACGCGTACTTTGTCATTAAAGCCCCACACGCAGAGACGATCCTGTACGACGCGCGACACAAGGTGCCCGACGTCGCGGGTCCAGGGAAGCGCGCCTACCTGAAACGGAAGAAGACCGCCATCGAGCGGTGTCGTGAATACATAGACGACGACGGTGCGAACAGACACTGGCTCGCCCTCTTCGACGCGTCGAAAAAGAAGGATGATCTCGCCGACACCCTCATGCAAGCGCTCTCGTTCGTGAATAGGATCGAACCCAAGAAAAAGAAGGAAAAACCTAAAAAGGCTCTCGTGGCTCGACGACCGACGCAGAATCAAAAGGAAACGAAATATTCAAAATCTAACTTGGCGTATATATTGAAAAACAAGCTAGAGTGTGAGTGTCTCGATAACAACAAAAGGTTTATGAAGGACTTAAAACGTTATTATAGAAGCATCGACGAACTCCGAGAGGACATGGGTCTCACCCCCGCTTCTTCTTAGGCGGTGTGTCAAAAGCCCGGGCTTCTTCTTCTTCCACCTCCTTTTGTGATTGGGATTCTCCACCCTCCTCGGTCTCGGGTTTTGAGTCGACCGGTTCGGTCACCGCAGCCTTCGGCTTTCGCCCTGGGGGCGTCGGATCCGGGGCGGGTGAGGCCTTTCTCTTCGCGCCCGGTTTGGGTCCCGGTTTCGCCTTCGCCTCGAGACTCGCACCCTTCTTCAAGAGTTCTCGCAGGAGTTCACCTACTTTGGTGTTCATGAGGTCTTTCATCAGACGATTTAAGACTGCCTTTCCATATTCATCATCATGGCACGATTTCGCCAAATCTATGAGAATATCGTAATTATGCTTTCTCAATAATTTATTGACATCTTCTGCACTGGTGATTTGGAACATTTCGGGGGTCGTGGAAAATCGGAATGAAATTTGCTCACTTTTTGACGCAAGATTGAATTATCAGGCCGGAATTCAAGGGGTCAGCAATTTCCCCGTGCGTCGCGGAATGACGCCTCTGAATTTTAATATCCGAGTAATGTATCGTATGAAGGGTGGAGAGATACTCGTACTTGGTATCATCGCCATTTATTTTTTATTCCTCTTCATATTCATAGTTACATTAGCGTGGAAGACCTTATCGGCGCCTTCGCCAGCCCCTGCTCCAGCGAAGGCGAAGGCGAAGGCGAAGGCGGAGGACGAGGACGAGGACGAGGACGAGGACGACGCGTCCACCCCCACGAAGGACGACGACGACGCGTCCACCCCCACGAAGGACGACGACAAGACACCGCCACGAGTTGTCCTTTCAGCCACTGAGACCTCGACGAAGGACAACGCTGGAAGATGTGGCCCGAATCACGGTGACAAGAAGTGTTCTGGTAAACAGTGTTGTTCAAAGTCGGGTTGGTGTGGAGGCGAGAAGGGCAAAAACTCAAATTGGTGCGTAAACGTAAACAAGGGGTGGTGGAGTGGTAAATACGACGGTGAGGCAGAGACGCCGGCTCGTGTGATTTCGGACTCTGGGGGGTACGAGATTCATAAAGACAAGTTCCTTCCCACGGCGAAAGACACGGACATTGAGTGGTTAACGGGCAAGGTGAGACCGGCCCCTGCTCGTAAAGTCACTAAAGTAAGATTTTGCAAAAAAAGGTGTGATGAGTTGGATTTATGTAAGGGTTTCACTTACAAACACGCCATCCTCCCAAGCCAAAGAAGATGCTGGCTGAAAACGAAAAAGGTTCAGATGGCAACCTTAACTGATTCTGATAAATACGACACCTACATGAAGAAAAAATAGAGAAGATTTTTTTTTCTTTGGAGGAAATAGATGATTCCAGTGTACACCCTCCAAAGAAAAATAAAGATAGATAACTTAGTTTTAGAATTTCCAATACGCTACAGATTAAATCCCTATGTGGAGGTTCTAATTACCATAGAGGACCCCACATAGGCCATCCTTCGCCTTCAATATGTTGAAATTGACCGCATACAAGGAGTGTTGCGTGTTACCACCGGTCGGGCCTTCGACGTGAATCTTCGCCGTATCCACCCGGGAAAGGTTGAGGCTTCCACTCGGTTGGCTGCGACCCAAATTGAGACTGAGCGGCCACGTGAAAACCGGGACGGTGTCCAAAACTCCATCCGGAACGTTCGTGCAGTGCATTTCCGGGACAATAGTGTGGTGATACACGTTGGACATGTTTTCGAAGAGAGGGGTGCCATTGATGAACATCGTGGCATCACCCGTGAACGTCCATTGCGACGACCAGTGCCCACCGTCGGCCTTACCGCTCACGACGTGAATCGATTTCGTGGGGTGGTTGAAATAGGAGAGGTCGTATTCGGTGTCAGTGTTGGACGCCAATTGGCGGGAGACTTGGGTGATGAGCATTTCGTACGGTTTCTTGACGAAGAAATCGCGTTCGACGGTGTCCAAGTAGGCGAACATACCGAACACCTTCGGCGTCGCGGACGGGGTGAAAGTCCCACCTCTGCACTTGACAGAGACCGTGACCTCGGCGTATTGCATCGCGAGGAGCGGGAGGGCCTTCGTCCAGTCCTCGGAGAACCAGAACGGAATGAGGTAGTGTCCGGCGGCGCCCGCGGAGTTACCTTCGGCGTTACCCTTCACTGTGGCGGTCGTCACGGACGAGGCCGCCTTCGCCTGGGACGGTTGCATGAGGACGTTGTGCACGGCCTGAACATACAAGGCGTCGATGGTCACGACCGGTTGACCTCCGATGTTGAGGGTGAACTCGGTGGGGATTTGCACGTCTTGGGAGTAGAAACCGGTTGTGTTGGTGCCGGTGGCGGCGATGTTCGGGCACTCGATCCAGATGTGCGTCAAGAGGTCGCCCTTGGAGGGGATCGGGATGCTCACCTCGTTGTTCGCACCGAACGTGCCGATGTAATCGAGACGTTCCGGCTTGATGGCGAAGGGCAAATAGCGTCTGTAGGCTTGTCGGAAGAAACTCACCGAGGGGGATTCTCCGGTCAGATGCACGTCCTGGATTCCAGTCGCGGTTAAAGCGATCACACCAGCCATTTTTGTTTAACTGTTATATGCTCACATAAAAATTTCACTCGACTTTATTTCAAAGCACGCACACATGCTGTTCCAGGCCCTCACCTGGGAGGCGCGAGACGTGAACGACGAGGAAGGGAACGTGAGCGACCACCAAATCTCCGTCTTCGGGAAGACTGATGTTGGTAAGAGCGTGTGCGTCTCGTTCAACTTTAAGCCATATCTTTTCGTCCGGATCCCCGACGATCGCCCGGGCACCCAGAGAGAGATCCTTCGAAAAATAGAAGAGCGATGTCCTGGGTGTGTCGTGACGGCCACCTTGGAGCACAAGAAGGACATATGGGGGTATTCGCACGGGGAGGTGTTCCCTTTCCTGCGCATCGAGAGCAAGGCGCTCGCCCACCGAAAGCAGATCGAGTCCTTCCTCCGGAGGGTGATGTATTTGAATTGCAAAAGTTCCAAGTGGCAGCCCAAAGTGTACGAGGCCAATCTCGATCCTTGTCTGGCCTTCATGCACCGTTCGGGCATCTCTTCCACTGGGTGGCTGGAGACTGGAGAGGACTGTCGCAGGTGTAACCTGAATCGCGTCGACATCGACCTCTGGTGTGCGAAATGGGAAACCTTGCGTCCGGTGGAGAGAGACGACGTCGCCCCTTTCGTCTTAGCCTCCTTCGACATAGAGTCTAATTCGTCGACGGGGAAATTTCCCGACCCCCACGTCCAGGACGACGCGTGCTTTCAAATCGGCGTCACCTTGTGTGAGATCGGGAAGGAGGACCAACCTTTCGACAAGACGTGCTTCTGTTACAAAAAAACCTCGGGACTGGAGGGCACACACGTGCTTTCGTTTGACACCGAGCGCGAAATGTTAGAGGCGTTCGGGGAATACATTCACGACAAATCGATAGACATCATGTATGGGTGGAATATTTTTGGGTTTGATTTGGAATACATCATCACTCGAGCCATGATTGTGAAGTGTTCACCCTCTTTCTTTTGTCTCGGGAGGATTAAAGATAGACCCTCTAAGTTGGTCTACAAGACTTTGAGCTCGAGTGCTCTCGGAGATAATAATTTGAAATTGGTGCCGATGCCTGGGCGATTCATCTTTGACATGTTTTTCGAGACTAAAAAAAATTATAAATTGGATAGTTACTCCCTCAATATGGTGTCGAAAAAATTTTTGGGTGATCAAAAAATAGATATGCCACCGAAAGAAATGTTCAAGCGTTTTCGGGAGGGTGACCCCGATAAATTGGCCGAGGTTGCGGAATACTGTGTGAAAGACACCTTGTTGCCCCACCTCTTGTTGAAAAAGATGTGCACCCTTCTGAACATGTTAGAGATGGCCAAAGCGACGTGGGTTCCCCTCCAATATTTAGTCGAGCGCGGACAACAAATCAAAGTGTTCTCGCAGTTGTGTAAGAAGGCTGACGAGTTGGGATTCAGGGTGCCCACCCTCAAGTACGGTTCGGCCTCTGAGGAGGGATACGTCGGTGCGACCGTGCTCGACGCCCAAAAGGGCGCGTACTACACCCCGATAACAGCGCTCGATTTCGCGTCTCTGTATCCATCGATCATGATGGCGCATAATTTGTGTTACAGCACGTTAGTCATGGATGGAAATAAATACGGCCACCTGGAGGGTGTGGAGTACGAAGAGTTTCAGGTTGGGGACAGGACGTATAAATTCGTTCAAAACGTCCCCTCCGTGCTCCCAAGCATTCTCAATGAATTGAAGGCTTTCCGTAAAAAGGCGAAAAAAGACATGGCCAACGCGACGGGGTTCATGAAGGACGTGTATAACGGTAAACAACTCGCGTTTAAAGTGTCGATGAACTCAATGTATGGTTTCACTGGTGCGTCGAAGGGGATGTTGCCGTGCATGGCCATCGCGTCGACGACCACGTCCAAGGGGAGGTCGATGATTGAGGAGACGAAAAACTACGTGGAAGAACACTTTCCAGGTGCAAAAGTGAGGTACGGGGACTCCGTGACTCCAGATTCGGCGCTCCTCATTCGACACAATGGTATAGTGATGACCACCAGGATAGACGCACTCGTATCAACGTATGCGTCGAGGTCCGATGGTAAAGAATTCTCAGATGTGCACGGCATTGAGGTTTGGAGTGACACGGGTTTCACAAAAATCAAACAAGTCATTCGACACAAAACAGATAAGCAGATATACCGAGTCGTGACTCACACGGGGATTGCCGATGTCACCGAAGACCACAGCCTGTTGTCTGTCGATAAACGAGAAATTAAACCAACAGATGTAGCCGTGGGTGTCGAACTTTTGCATCACGATTGTGGACGCGCGTTTGAGAGTGAAATTCAAACCGACATCACGGCCGCAGAAGCAAAGGTCATGGGTTTCTTTTTTGGGGATGGTTCGTGCGGACACTATGATACAAAGTATACATGGGCTCTGAATAACTCGAACATTTCAATTCTTACCGCGATGCAACAGGCGTGTCCATTTGAGACGAAAATTTTGGATACACTCAAGTCAAGTGGTGTGTATAAATTGGTGCCCGTTGGCAACATGAAAGATCCAACTTTGCGGTATCGTGCATTGTTTTATAACGCACACAAAGAAAAGATAGTGCCTGCGTGTATACTCAACGCACCTCTGGACGTCGTCGAGGCATTTTGGAATGGCTATTATCTATCCGATGGTGACAAAGACCAGCGCCAAACAATCACACGTTTCGACGTGAAGGGTAAAGAAGGTAGTTTGGGTTTATGTTTTATCGCTCGACGTCTTGGTTATAACGTCTCACTGAATTGTCGTTCGGACAAAACAGATATAATACGACAGACGTGCACTATGGGTTCGCAACGACGTAATCCACTGGCGATTAAAAAAATTGAGCAACTTGGAAACACCTCAGATTACGTCTATGACTTGACGACCGAGTCGCATCATTTTCACGTTGGTCCAGGACACATGATTGTTCATAACACCGATTCCGTGATGGTGGAGTTTGACGTCCAGGGGCGCACGGGTCAGGATGCGTTGGACTATTCGTGGGAACTAGGTGAGCGCGCGGCCAAGGAGTGCACCGCCCTTTTCAAAAAACCGAACGATCTGGAGTTGGAAAAGGTGTATTGTCCGTATTTTCTGTATTCCAAAAAAAGATACGCCGCCAAATTGTGGGAGAAGGGAAAATCTGGACGGGTCGAGTTCAAATACATCGATGTCAAGGGTTTGCAACTCGTCCGAAGGGACAACACCCCCCACGTCCGCCGCGTGCTCAAGGAGGTGCTCGATTGCATATTGGCGTCCTCTGACCCGAAACCTGCCATCGACTTGGCGAGGGAGAGGGCGATGGAGTTACTCACGGGCGACGTCTCTCACGACGAACTCATCCTCTCTCAATCGCTCGCGGATTCATACAAAAACCCAAATCTCGCCCACGTGCAAGTGCGAAACAAGATTAGAGACCGCGCCCCGGGTTCAGAGCCGCAATCGGGTGACCGGGTGCCTTACATACTCACAAAAACGGATGACCCCAAAGCCAAGGCGTACGAAAAAGCCGAGGACCCGAAATACGTGGAGGAGCATGGCGTGCCTGTGGATTACCACTACTACTTTATGAATAAATTTCTCAATCCAGTCTGTGATTTGGTGGAACCTTTGGTGAAAGATCCTAAACAGGAAATTTTCGGAGAGATTATAGAGAGGCACAAGCCCCCTAAAAAAAAGAGGGCACCCAAACAAAAAACCACAATCACCTCCCTCTTCAAGGCTTTCGAGGAAAGGGCGCGCGTTTTGCCTTAAGTGCCCACGTGTAATACAAAACGAACGACATCATGAATCCACGCATCGAGAAGATTGAAAAACTCATCGACGATGAGGTGCGCCGGCGCCTGGACGACGAGTTTAAAAAGCGCGTCGCCGATTCACTCTCGGCGGCGAGGCAAATGGAGATCCGGACGCAGGTGGACGTGCAGGTGGAGGAAAAGTTGGCGACGTTCCTCGAGCGCATCAGCAAAAAATATAGCATACCCATGCAGTTGCTTCTGGCGGACGTGCCCGAGGTGGGTGAGCACGGGAGGTGTCGGGGTGTCAAGCAGAACGGGCAGCGGTGCACGCGAAACGGGAAGAGGGAGTTGGAGGGGTACTGCAATCTGCACTACTGTCAAAAGAAAAAAGTCGAACCGGTGGTGATTCAGCGCATGAGTGGGCACACCCACCCGGAGTCTATTCCGTTCGACGCGAGTTGTCCGGCGTGTAATCCCAATGGAGACGCACTTAGAGATTTGGGGGATATGTTATTGTAATGAGTAAGTCACAACTTTTGTTAAAGTCGATCAACAATTTTTATTCGGATGAAGCCCACAGAACGACGCTACTGAACATTCTCAACAAGAAATCTGGAATCTCTCTGAGAAACATCGAGTGGTTCATATGTAATTACGCGAAGAAGCACCACACGAGTTTCACCACCACGGAGGGGAAGGTGGTTCCGGTGCACTGTCTGTACAAGAGTTCGCTCAACGGGTACTCAAAAACCCTGTTCGACCCGTTCGCGCGGGCGCAGAAATTTGACTACCAGGTGCCTGGGACGGGGGAGACGCTGCACACGACGGTCGCGCAGTTGAATTTCATAAAGTGGTGCATCAGCACTAAAATTATTGATTACATCGAGACGAATCGTTTGACTTTGTTTAACAAGGCGGAGGTTTGAGCATATATCGGCTTCGGTATCATCGGCCCAGTCCTCGGCTCGGGCATCTGATCTGGGTCCTCTTCAACTTCCTGAACCTGCTCCTGCGCGACAGGTTTTTCCTCGCTCTGCAGGAGTTTACGCATTTTCCCTCCCTCGAATACGAAGACCTCGTATCCGACGTAGTACATGTGCATGCTGTAGACGTCGATATCGAGGAGGCTGTCTCCGGCGGCGTTGAGGGGTTCGAACGTGAACTCCACCGCGGTCTTGTTACCTTTGAGTTGGGAGAAATCGAGGTGTCCAGAAAACTGCGCCCTCCGTGGGAACTCGGCGAAGGAGTGGGTGTAGATGTTCCTGTATGGGCGAGAGAGATAGCGCCGCATGGGGGTTAGATATTTGTAATACAGGTGACCCGTCTGTGTAGAATTTGGAAACTTTTCGCCGTTTAGGTAAAATTTCGCTTCGTCCATCACCGGCGCGAAGAAACTGTACGTTTGATCGAAATTCACGTTGCTCGAAAAGTTGAATCTGTTTTGTGTGTACAGTTCACCCTCGTCGGTTTCCCCATTCGCGGTGATGTTTTCGTCTTCGAATTTAGAGTTGCGGAAGAACCAGTGAAGCACCTTGACGGGTTGGTCGGGGACGAGATTCGTTCGAAGGTTCGTCTTCCCTTTCTCCGTCTGTGCGGATGGGTGGCGGTAGACCAAATCCGTCACGAGAGTCTGCGCGTTCTTCATGAAATACATGCGCTCTTCCGGTTCGAGTGTGATCTCCTCCGTGATGATGTGAAACTTTGGCACGGTCAAAGTTTTGGAGGTATCGGTGAAGAAGGTTTGTTTGTGGAACACGAATTCGAATTCAATCTTTTGTTTGTAACACGAACACACGGGGAAATAAGGCCTATCGGGTTCGTTTTGCGAGTACTCGTCTCCGGAGTATTTTCGGGAGAAGAAAAAATTGAGTGGGATGAGCAACTCAGTCTCCGCGGTGGAGATGGTGCTGTTCAGGTCACTCGAATCGTAGGCGAGGGATCTGTTCACGAGGAATCGGTTGGCCACCTTTTCGGACATTTCCAAATATAACTCATCGTAAATCATCCCCCAATCGGCGTAGAACGTTTCCACCTCCACCTCGTCCACGCGCATTCTCACCTCTTTGAATATGTGTCTTCCCAACTGATCCGCGTACGTGTCGTCCGTCGACGCCAACCCGGGCATGGTGATTCGCACCCACATGTTCGTGAGGAGGTCACCCATTTGCATCGGGTCGAAGCGCACTTTGATGGATTGTTGTCCGAAAGGCCAGTTCGCGTCCGTCGCGGGGTTGTAAACGGTTTTGCTTCTGTGATATTTACGAAAGTTAGAGTGACTAAGTTGTCGCCCATTGAAGAAGAAAGGTGAATCCTTCGGGGCCTTGGAGACGAGATACGTGTCCTGTTTGCCACACAGTGAAGCGAGGGCGATGCGTGCGGCTTCTCCGGGCATTCTATTGTAAGCCAATATCTTTTTTCCAAAGATCCACGGCGGTCATGCCGCGAAGGGCCTCCACCTCTCTCTGTGCCTCCGCAGCCTGGGTGTGCATGCTCTTCACCGCCTCCTCGGTGGTTTGTTCGAATGGAATCTTCAAAAGGTACTCCGTATCCGGGAACCCCAACTTGGTCAACATTTGTTCCACGACTGCCTTTTTCATGTTGAACACCCTGATTTCACCGTTGATCACCATAGACACGAATCTGGCTTTGTGCGAGAGCACGGCGGCTTTTTTATTGAGGGTGTCCATGAGATTCGTTTTGCGTAAGTTGTAGTAATGCAAACGCACGTTGACAAAGTCCACGAGTATTTCCTCTGGAGTGTTATATTTTTTGATTCCTTGGTGGGGGTGGAACACGTGCATGTTGCTCACTCGGATGGTTTTGACGAGTTTAAAATCCGAGGCGAAATCGTCACCCTTCCATCCGGTGACCGTGAAATCGACGTTCTCCACGGTGGAGTTATTGGTGTAGGAGACGATGCGTTTGGCTTCCACCATGCCCTCGAGGTGTTCTTTGAAGGTTTGCGTCCAGAGACCCGGGGGCAGTTCCGTGATTCTTCCCGTGTGTTCGTCCCAGCACCCACTCACCAACCAATGGTCGACGTGGCGAGAGACCGTGCCTTTGAAACCCCTCCACCACGGGTTCATTTCGATCAATTGTTCACCCGCGAGAATACGGCGAATGTTTTCCCTGCACACGTCGGGGTTGAACGGCGGCACACTGCACGAGAAGCCCGTACCGATGCCTTCGGCGCCGTTGATCAGGATGACTGGGAGCGTCGGAACGAAAAACTCGGGTTCAATCTTTTTCCCATCGTCTTCGAGGTAGGACAAGATGGGATCGTCCCGAACGTCGAAGAGAGACCGCGTCTGGGGTGCGAGTTTGGTGAAGATGTATCTCGTGGCCGAGGCATCTTTCCCACCCATGAGTCGAGTGCCAAATTGTCCACACGGTTGGAGGAGATTCAAATTGTTCGAGCCCACGTAATCGTTCGCCAGATTAATGATAGTCTCCGCCAAAGAAACCTCACCGTGGTGATAGCACGTCTTCTCCGAGACGTAGGACGCCAACTGCGCCACCTTCATCTCGTTCGTGAGTCCTCGCTGGAGACACGCGTGTATGACTTTTCTTTGCGACGGCTTCAACCCGTCCACCATGGATGGAATGGCTCTTCGAAGGTTCGCCAGACTGAAGTTGACTAAATCTCTGTGAATGAAATCTGAAATGTCCAAACGTTCAATCTGTCCGTAGGGAATCTCCAACTCTTGCGGTGCTTTCGTCGCGGCGGACACGAGCCACGTCTTTCGATCGTCCGACCTCGTCTTGTCGAACCCGAGCACCATGCTTTCTTTCGTCTGTTCGTCGGCATCGAAGGCGACCAAAAGTTTTTTGATGGACTTGAAATATTCTCTCGCTTCGGCGGATGTGGACGTGCCGAGACCTTTGTAATATTTAATGTTCCACCCTCGAATTTGGTGCGTGCTGAACCAACTCTTGAAAGAGGAATCGGTGAAAAAAGAAATCTCTTCCTTCCCCTTCGATGCTTTGATGATGGGTGTCACCATGGAAACCACGAACCCAATTTTGAGGAGGGAGGGCCAAAAGTATTCAAACATGTTGAGGAGCAAACCTTTGATGTGACTGCCGTCTACGTCTGCGTCGGTCATTATGCACAAACGCCCATATCTCAACTCACTCACGTCCGAGTATTGCTTTCCCTGCTGTAAACCCAAAATCTTCTTGAGGTCTGAAAATTCTTTGTTGGCGGTGAGGGAGGAGGCTGAGGCGTCTCGGACGTTCTTACACTTACCCCGGAGAGGGAACACGCCCCACAGGTCTCTGCCGACCACAGAGAGCCCGGCCACGGCGAGGGTCTTCGCGGAGTCACCCTCCGTGACGATGAGTGTGCACTCTTTCGACTTGCTCGTCCCAGCCTTGTTGGCGTCGTCCAGTTTTGGAATCCCAGTGATTTTTGATTTCCTCGCCCCACCATCCGTCTTTTTCAACTCTTTCATTTCTTTGAACTTGTTCAATAATAACAATTCATCTTGAATACCAGTTTTGAGAACATTCTTGAAAAAACTTTTTTGGGATGGTTCGAATCGAGAACCAAAATCGGCCACCTTGGACGTGCACTCTGATTTCACCTGGGACGAAAAGGTTGGATTCTCGAGGGTGCACTTGACGAAGATGAAGAAGGTGTTCTTCACCTGTGACGGTTTGAGTTTGATCTTCTTGGCCAATTCCGCGATGATACCGTTGGAAACGTACGTGCACACGTAGTCCACGTGTGAGCCGCCTTTGGTGGTGCATATACCATTCACGAAGGACACTTGTTCAAATCCATCGGAGGAGGGTGCGATGCACACCGACCATCGGTCTTCTTCGGCGGAGAACACGGACACGTCGTCGGGGAGAAACATCTTGGCGTAGTCTGCAAACTTTTGTTTCGGGAGGGTCTCCCCTTGCCAAGACACTTTACAATTCGCGGAGGTACACGCGTTGGCGTCCCACACCCGGGTGCGAAGAATCTCAATGAAATTGTTATCGATGCCTTTGCTCATCCCGAACCGTGGGTAGTCCGGGGTGAAGGTCACGGTGACGGACGATTGTTGGGCCGTGTACTTTTTTATTTTCGGTGGTGAGCACGCCGACATATTGTGGGTCCAATATTGGGTATATTGCACTTTGTTCACCCCATCCTTGACGACGATGCCAAATTGCCGACTGTATATATTGGCCAGTTTAGCCCCGTATCCGTTTCGACCCCCCACAGTTCGTTTCTTCGAATCGTCGTAATTCGTCGACGTCAGGAGGTGCCCGAAAACCAACTCCGGATTGTAGCAATTCTCTGAATGGTGTTTTTGAACCGCGATCCCACCTAACGGTCCGTTGTTCGAGACGGAGATGCTTCCGTCGCCCGGGTTCACGTCGACGGTGATGCGATTGACCTCCTTCGGGAACATGCTGTTTCTGTCGATGGCATTCACGAGAATCTCATCGAAGATTTTAAGCAACCCCGGGGAGTAGATCGTAACCGCTGGTTTGAATTTTTGAGTTTCACGTTCTAAGATCCAGCGCGTCTCCGCCACGGGCTCGGTCGATCCGATGTATGAGTCGGGCCTCTGAAGCACGTGTTGAAGGTGCGTGAGTTTTTGAACGGTCTCCTGGTCAGAAGTAGACGTCGCCATGTCGACGACGCGCCGCAAAGTAAGCCTTCATGTTCGTGAGGTACGTCTCCAGTTCTGCGCGCGTGGTGCCCTTCGGGGATGGGTGGGCGAATTTGATTTTACCAATCTCCCGGTCTCTGACCATTGATGGGTTTATCCAGATTTTTCTATGATTGTCGAAACACCACGCACACAAGGGATGGAATTTACCGTCATTGAACCGTCTCTTAGCAGAAACGTTATAATGAAAATTTGGAGGCGTTGGGAAAAACTCGAGAAATTCGTCGAATAATTTCTCTTCATCGTCGCGGGTGTATTGGAAATCCACATCGAGTGGAATGTGACACACGAAACAGACACGCGGCCACTGGATCTTCATTTATAAAGATATGGCGTTAAATCTTAATAACGATGACGTCCGCCGCGCTCACTCACTTCCGCGACATTCTCCGGGCGAACCACTACAAGCCCTCCACGTCGGAGGCGTACGTTCGTCAACTCCAAGCCTCGGGTGTGAACCTCCTCGACAGGCGCGCGGTGCACCGCGTCGTCTCTTCGCGCATTTACGACGATTTCAACGGTGAAAAGTTTCGCGCCTTTTTGGCCTACGACCGTTTCCTTCGAAACAAGCCCCTCCCGGGTGGCATCTCCCCGAAGCGGGGTCCGCCGATGACGGCGAAAAAATTTTGTATGAAACAAAAAACGAGAGAGAATGTCATGCGCGCGTGGTGGTTCCTCCACCAACATCCGTTCCGTCGTTACTCCGTGGGCACCGCGCAGACGTACCTCAGAAACTTGGAAAAGCACAACAAACACAAGGACGGTGAACGCGCTCGCGCCGCCTTTGAAGGGTACGAACCGGACCTGGTCATCATTGAAGACGCAGATGTGTTGCGCCACAGAAATAATCTCCCCATGTAATAGTAAGAATGATCTTCGTGTATCTCATTCTCATCATCTGCGTCGCGCTCATGGTGTCCCAGAACGGCCGTCGAGGGCGTCGGGCGAACATTGAAAAACTCGTCCGCCAATCGGCTCGGTACGCCACGGCCAGTCAGCAAGACGCCTCGCCCTTGGTGGCGACGTTGCACGCCAACTACGCCGCGGGATATCTTTTCGCGTTGTTGGACATCGCCACTCCGACGGAGATTCACGAGGCGACGGGCATTGATTTGAAAAAATTTAAGACGCACATCTTAGCCGTGCAAGACATGACGACTAAAAAAACAGTCCAGGTGTGTCCACAATTTCGTGGCCAAATTGACTTATATCTGAGCACTATCGGTGGGGAGGCATAATAAAATGATCCAGGTTGTTCGAGACAAGAGATGGTTCTATTACTTAAAGGAGGCTCTGAGTTATTACAAGACAGATACCCCGAATTCAAAGTGTGTGCAATACGCGAACGCGTTTTGGCGACATCAGACGTGCTCTGATGCCATCAAGGCGAAGAAGCATGAACGCAGAATCCGAAAATTAAAATAGTGTGTAATTACAACAAACAACAAATGTTTCTCGACAGCGAAAACCTCCGCCCTGTCATCATCACCATGGCCGTCTACTTGGTGATCACCGCGCTCGTCCCGCGTCTCGTGAAGAAGCCGACGGGTATTCGCGCCGTGGACGACATCGTCATGGCCCTCATCGCCCAAAAGCACCAACTGATGTCGAACTTGATCGTCGTCGGCGTGAGTGTCCTCGCGGCGGGGTACGTCCAGGACCAGATGGCGGCCTAAATATATATGTGGGTATATAACATATAATGAAAAGACAAAACGCAATTTCGAAGACGAAAGCGAAAATCATCGCGCGACTTGTGAATCAACGCAATGTTCAGAAACGAATCAACGCCCGCCTTCGTAAAAAACTCGAAGAAGAAAAGAAGCGCAACGCGCAAATGAAAAAAACCGTCGCCAATCTTCGCCGTCGGGGTGTTATCGGTGTTATCTAAAACTCGGAAAATTCTTTGAGAACGTTGTCTCTTCCAACTAAGTGCTTCGTGTGCGAGTGGTCCATCCATCGGAGACGCTTTTCGAATGCGTCCCTCATGTATGCCAGGAGTTGGGACTCGTCGGGCTTTCCCCACTCCATCCCAGCCTTGAATAGGAAATCGTCGCGCTCCAACTTCTGTCTGCCACACGGGACGAGGTAGGGTGTGTGCACGTATTCCGGGGCCCCACCGTAATCGGTGATGATGATGGGCTTGTTTCGCAGTGCCGCCTCGCACGCGCCCATACCGACGCCCTCTGATTTCGAAAAGTTGACGTAACAGTCACCCTCTCGGTGGATCTTCTCCATCTCCTCCTCGGAGACGAGACCATTCACGATTCGAACCCTCGGGAGGTTGATGTCCACGTCTTTGACGCACGTCGCCTTGACCAGGAGGCGACTGTTCGGTTCGTTCAGGCGCACGAAGGCTTCGAGGATGCTTCGAAAATTTTTACGATCGTCCAAGATATTTCCGATGACGTAAAAGGTGTAAATGTCCGGTTCGGGGATGTGTGCGCGGATGACCCGCACGTCCGTTCCCGGGAATTGTCTCTCGAGCACGCGCTTGCAAAACTCCGAGGGTGCCACCATCTTCGGAAACTCCTCGCAGATGATGCCGTAGTCTTCGTGCACGGTCTCGGTCTCACAGACTGTCATGCAAATGACCCTTTTCGCCCGCTGTTTGATGAACTGGCACACTTTTCGTATGTCCCCGACGGGAATGAGAAACGCGAAGACCGTGTCGCACCAGGGTGGTAAGAGATGGATGTCCTTGAGTTCGATGTACTTGGCTTCAGGAAAGAGGGAGACATATTTACTGCAGTGTTGACCGATCCCACTCAGGAGCGTGGGTCCCACGAAATACTCCACCGCCGTCATTAGTTAAAGATTAATTCTCTCTCTTAAATATATACACCATGGATGCGTTGAAGAAAGAAATTCAGGACGAACTCCAAAAGAAGACCCTCGATAAGAATCACGTGTACGACGTCCTCTCCCGCCTCGTCGACGCCGTGGAAAAGGCGGCCACCACCGGCGGTGAGGTCGGCGGTTCCCAGATCCCGGGTCCGAGAGGCCAAAAGGGTGAACCGGGTGCCCCGGGACCGCGAGGCCCGGCTGGTCCGGCTGGTCCGGCGGGAACCTGCGAGTGCAAGTGCGCCAGCAAGGCTGCCCCGGCTGAGGCTGCCCCGGCTCCTGCGCCGAAGAAGACGACTCGAAAGAAGGCGGCGACCGCGACCGTCACGGAATGAGCATCTTCTTGACCTCGTCGTAGACACATGATAAAAGTGCAAACTGATAGGCTAAAAATCCGATGAGTGTTGCATCGTAATGAAAATGAAAACCACCATCCAAGTGATGATTCATCACCGATTCAAAAACGGCAAGGGCCACCGGGTACCCGATGTGTTTTTGAAGCGGTGCTTCTTGGGTGCCCAACCCATCGACGAAATCGCATAGCGACGAGACGTAGGCCACGGAGGCGCCACCCCCGACGAGGGCTGATACCCCAGCCTCTCCACCCTGAGTGGAAGCCACGGATGCGACGAGGCCCACGCCCGCGACGGCTGTGTTGATTTTTAATCGACGTTTGAGTTTTTTATATTGACACGATTGCGGCTGTGCGACGCAGACAATCATCTATCTAGTAAACATGCTCGGTTTTTTTAATGCGTTCGTTACCGCAGTGGAAACCGCCGGCTTGGGCTTCGACGTCGACAGGAGATCGACGACGCCCAAAATGAGGAGGGACTGTTGAATCATGACGAGCATCTTGGCCGCCTTAGTCTTCGGGTAGATGTCCCCGAAACCGACGGTGGACTGGACCGTGAAGGCAAAGTAAATCGTGTCCACGAGGGAAGACGACTTGTCCAGGCCGTTGAAATGATCGCCACCCGCCTTGACGAGTCCGAAATATAAAAACGTAAAGATGAAGATCGTGGCAAAGTTCAATACGAGAACTTTGATCATTATATAATAAACCACTGAAAATTATTTAGGACGCTACTTTAGGATGACCACTCCACTCGAAGATTTACCGAAAAAGATTCAATACATCAATGTAGATTCTGAGTTTGTCAATGGCACCAACAACGTCTTCACGGTGTCGTTCGGTTTGGAGAGCAACACCCACATTCAGGACATGTCCCGTGTCATAGGCATTAAAGTGGCCGAGTTCTACATCACACAGGTGGGTGGCAACAGCAACGTCGCGGGTGCTTCAAACATCGCCAAGTTTGTGGACGTCATATGTCCGGACGTTCCACGGGCGGCACAAATCTTGGACGAGAGGTCAGGTCAGATTTTGATTCGCGTCCCACTGGAGAGGCATTTCACTGGATCAAATAATGTGATCGTGCGAGACAAACAGTGGAAACCGATGCAGAGGAAATGGAATCTCTTCAATCAGATTTCCATACAAAAACTCGATTTCCAAATAAAAGAATATCAAGACGACGGTGATTACGTGTTATTACATCCAGATGCCAAGTGGCACATGGTTTTGGAGATCACGACGATCGACGTGAAGAAGAAAACGCCGAACAGGGAGTTGCAAATATTAGATGCCCTCGAGCGTTTGATAGGGAAGATTGATATTCTAAACGCCAACGTCAAGCGTCTCCCCGAGAAACCACCGGACGCACCGAAGAAAAAGTACCCGTTCGGTGTGTTGGTAGCCCTCCTGATTTCTATGTTTGGCGGCTTCGTGTGGTTCCTCAACAAGAGTGGTCGGGTGTACACAGCCGGTGGCATCGCATAGTGAGGTTTGAGATCTCTATGTAGGCCTGTTCCTTCATGTCAGTCTTGTGTTCGTCTAGGATTCGCTGGAGCGACACTGCCCACGCCCTCGGTGCGATGACGCGTTCGTGTACCCACGTCATCACAACCGGGTCTATACCATCTTCCATGGACCACTCGACCGCAATCTTGGAGATTGCGTTTCCCCTCCTGTACAGCGCGTCAAGGCACCCCACAGATCCCGCTTTGACGGCGTAGGCGACGGCGTTCCCCGCGGGCACCCCCTCATCGAGGAGGGTCTCGAGGGTTTCCACGTGACCCTTCGAGGCGGCGAGTTCGCAGGCCCCTTTGTCCACTGGGCACCCCTCGTCGAGGAGCGCGCGGACGCGGGGGAGATCCCCCTTCCACGCGGCGGCGGCGACGTGCGACATTTTATGAGGTTGACTTATTACATTTTACATTTTTATGTATGTGATGGATCGAAATGTCTCGTTTACGTGTTTTCTGTATTCTTCTTCGTTCTCGAAATCGTCGCGGTCATCGTAATCCCAATTCACGTTCATCGACACGTGGCCACTTTCTTCAAGTTGCTTGTGCACGTAGGATCCACGCGAGAGGCGGCCGTTGTCGAGCGCTTCGTCGAACCTCCTGTTCCTCGGATGTTGTTCGTCGTGCAATTCGACGGTGAGGTTATGTTCGTTGTGCACAGGGAAGCCGTGCACAATCTTCACCTCAATCGCCTTGAGGCGCCAATGCGTCTCGTCGGTGGTGGGTGTTGGATCCTCCACTTGGATCCCCTCCGCGTCAAAGTCGAGGCGTCGGCGCACTTTGCGCGCGGGGCGTTCATCGGTGGCGCGCACGCGGTTCGCTAGAGGCGCATTCGGCGTCTCTTGCGTCGGTTGGATGTTCTGAGAGTCGGGTGTGTTCATCGTCTGCCGTAGAGGATCGGGATCCGTGGGATCGCGCGCGTCGTGTTGTGGCGGCGGATCCACGTTCCTGGGCACCCTCACTTAAAGGGGTGCCGCGCTTCCTATTGAAATGGAGTGGTATTATCATCTTCTCGTCTACCCTCAAGCCTTCTTCGGCGTTTTGCCATCTTATGTATGGAAGACGGTCGTCGCCACTAAAGATTTCCTTGTTGAGGTCCACAATACGAAGAAATCTATTATAGAACAAATGGACGACACCGAATCAGTGTGCAGTAACTCATCCGGATACGATTCGGAGACGGAGGTGCAAGCCGAAGTCGAATCCGAACAGTAGGCGACGCGCGCCGAGAGATCCGCGCGCGATGTTGGGACAACTCTTCGTTCGAGTCATGGACACCCTCGTCACGTTGATGCACCCCGATGACGTCCCAGACGAGGTCATCGCCGCCGTTTACGAAGGCGTCATGAACAGACTTAAGAATAACTAGCGATAGACTTGTAAGATCCAACCGCACGCGCACGCAACACCATGTTTTCTCTCTTAAGTGATATTTTCGCGCCCAAAATTCAAAATCGAGCCCCTCCCCCTCCATATGAGGGTTCATTACTCATCGAGGCTAAAAACGAGGCGGGGGAGAGTATCTTCCTCGAGACGCTTCCGCCACTTCACTCCTACACGCGCGACGAGCACGGTCGCGTGGTTTTCAAGTACGATGAGAGAACCTTTCACCGATGAAAGCAACACCCTGTGCGAACGTTTGGAGCGCACTCTCTCGATCAAGGTCCCTGCGGAGAAGGGGGGTAGCATGCACTACGGTTCGGATCCAACGTCTTCCCGTCGCATGTTTCTCTCGGAGGTGGATCGCGTCAACAAAAGCATCGAAGAGACGGCGATGAAACTGAATCACATACGCAAGGGTGCCGTCTCCTTCGCGGTCTACGAAACACTAGGTGACGACGCGGAAAAGAGCGGGCGTTCGAGGGACGAGGTCCGGTGGGACACGGTCGACAAGGCTTGTTCTTATTACGAAGAGTTTAAACGTGATGAGAACAAGAAGAAAGAGATCGAGAGGAGGAGGATCGCGCTCGAGTTCGAACTCGACGAATTACAGCGGGTGAGGGAGCACCTTCTCAGCGTTTGCATGGGAAGGTAGAGCGGCACCACCACAAGTTTAAGTTGCCCACGGGCGAAAATTCAAACAACAAGTGTATCAGCGCACCCGCGGCGATGAGCGTCCACTTTGTATCGAGGGCGCCTCCTAGTTTTTTAACTGTTGTGAATATGACCAAATTCAAAATGCCAATGACCAACGCTTCAAAAATAACGGTGGAGAGGGGGCGCATCTTTTATACATCTGTCTGAGATTAAAAAAATCTCTTAAGAGAGATCCAGCGTCATATCCGAACGCGCACCGATGGCGACCGATCTCGACAAGTGGAAGACGAAGCCCACGAACGACGTCCTTCAAGACGCGCAATGCATCGTGGACAAGTACAAGGACCAGATGCAGGAGGCAGACTACATCGCTCTCTGCAACGCGAATCGCGTGCGCTACGCGCGCCAGAGGAGGAGGGAGAGCCCGGGATCCGTGAATTCAAACGATTCACAGGGTCACGGGTTCGTGCAGCCGACGGTGGCGGATTTCGAGTATCGCATCTTTTACTTGAGGGAAAAGATGGAGAGGGCATCCCACACGCTTCGCCATCTTCCACGCACCGTTAAGGTGGTGACGCCGTTGTTCAAGAAGCGCGCGATCCGCGCCTTCGCGGATGAGATGGAGTTGGACGAGACGGTGACCACGTACGAACAGTTGAAAGCCATGTTCCCAGAGATTAAGTATGAAAAGGACTTTTATATGACAGCCATGCGAATAATGAACAAGAGACTACATCTGATTCGTCAGGATTTGAAAAATGAAATCGGTGCCCAGAAAGCGGCGATTAAACACTTAGAAACGCGACTGCACACCGATTTCAGGGATGGAACCTCTTTCCTTACTTAAAACTAGCACGCAATGTAATACCAAGTCAAGATGATAGCGTGGGACACCGAAACGACTGGCATCCCTCCTAAATTTAAACCAACCTCCTCAAACGTCGCGGATTTCGCAAAGAGTCGCATCGTCTCCCTCGCCGCGGTGCGATACAGTGGGCGTGGCCGAGAAATAGGAACGTTTTATAGATTGATCCGCCCAGATGGTTACGATCACATGCCCCCGGGTGCTGAGAACGTGCACAAGATATCTTACCGCCAGGCGTGCGAGGAGGGGGTGCCCTTCGAGCAGGCTTTTGGTGAATTTAAAGAATTCTGTGGCAACGATCCTCTCATGGTGGCTTATAATTCCCAATTCGACGAGAAGATGATGCTCTCGGAGATTTTGAGATACGGACTCGACCACTCGTGGTGGCTCACCCACACCTTCACGTGCTGTTTCGAATTGTACAAACAAATCAACTGCGTGAAGCGGGGCAAACTCGAGGTGGTCTACCCCGCGGTTTTCGGTCAGGCGTTCGATGCACACAACAGTCTGGCCGACGCCCGGGCGTGTGGGGAGTTGTATTTCTACCTCCTCTCCCAAAAGACCAGGGTCCTCAACACCCTCCCTCGGGTGCCCACGGTGATCATCAATGCGTCGGAATGCGCGACGGCGATCGGTCGGGGCATCGACGAACCGCAGGAGGTGGTGAAGAATCTCTGGGCAAAATATTCGCCGGAGACGTTCGCCACGCAGACGTTTGAACAGAAAGCCCGCGAATTGATTCGGGGACAGACGGAGATTCGGAAATTATATTTCGACGACGTTCGACAATTTAAGACGAATTCCTCCAACGTACTCCAAGAGAGGATTAAGTTTGTCTCGGAGACGATCGAAAACAGACCCCTCGAGGAACAGGAAAAGAAGACTCTGAAGCGTTACATGACTGGTGAGTTACAAAAGAAATTCGCGCGCTCCGCGTCTTCGTGGGCGCTCGAGACGCGTTTCCTCCCCCTCTGTGACATCCTGGGCACGCAGTATCGCGTGTGTGGGAAACCAGGTGAGATTCGAGACGGGGTGCTCTTCGTCGTCAAGAACCGCACGAGTCGATTCATGGGTGTTCGAGATTACGAGGACGTGCAGTGTCGCGTGTATTTAGAGATGTGCCCCCCGGAGACGACCACGTGTTGTTTGGTCGAAAGATTTCAAGGTCAAGCGCGATTTCACAGCATTGAGAGAGACTTAGAAGCATGGGAGGATATTAAAGTAAGGCTTCACAATTTCTGCGAATATTTCCACAGCGTTGTATCAGTATGATAATGTATGCGTCACCCTTCGTCTCACGAAAACTTTCATCTCCGCCCTCAAAGGGATATTTCTCCGCTCGAATAGGGAGATGGTGGAATACTGTGGGTCTTCGTATTTCGACGGGTTTAAATTCGTCTATCCCACGTGCACCACCGATCAGAAACCGACGAGCGTGACCCCGGCGGCGTGTGACACCCACCAGTATTTAGTCTACCACACCCACATCGTCCCCCACGTCCTCGAGGGTGACATATTTACTCTCCCCTCGAGGGATGACATTGAATTGTTTCTCACCTATCACCCCTACCTCCAACAAAATTTAATTCTTGAAAAACATGGCTACTACTTGATTGATTTTATGGCGAATGGATTTAGTAAACCATCGGTCGACGACATCATGCAAACTTTTGAAGAATTAAAACGGGTGGGTGGTCTCACACAGAGAGAGGTGCGAGTCGGGCACTCTGTTTATTTTTTATCGGACATCACGGAGTGGAAATATGCAGTGGGTGAGATGAACAAGGTTCTTAGTAAAAAACATGGCATGAATATGAGATACCATGCGTGGGATGAGATGGGAACGGTGACTCTCTACGATCACGATTTTTTGACTTAAGAGAATTTTGGCGGGAAACGTCGCCAGATCCAAGCATGTCCACCGTGACGCTCGACGCCCTCTCGCTCATCTCCAAGCAACTCGCCGAACTCACGGAGAAGGTTGACGCCCTCTCCGAGAAGATGGCCAAGCCTCCCCCGTCGGCGCGCAAGCGCAAGGAGCGCACGGACTCGGTCGAGACCGAGATCCGAATTTGCTCCGGCAAGACAGCCAAGGGCGAACCGTGCAACCACCGCGCGGTGGACGGCAAGGAACACTGCAAGATGCACGATCCGGAGCGAAAGAAGCGAAGCCCGAAATCTTCCACGGCGACGTCGACGAAGAGTCTCGTGAAGATTGAGCCTGTGCACACACACGAGCCCACGGAGAAGCCGAAGGCCGAGGAGACGTGCGAACTGTGCGAGACCCACGGGGATCCACTCAACGGTCAAATCGAGGAAGACGTCTGGTCCGCGGACTACGAGATCGAACCGGAACTTAACGAACGTTTGCGCGCACTGTTAGAAGAACAAGACTTGTAAATTAAAAGGCTGTCGCTTTTCTAAAGAACTCATCGTATGCCTCACGCGTCGCTTTCGTGAAGAACGAAGGCTCCCCCCACGCCTCTCTCAGTTCAGCCGCGGATCGCACGGGATCCAGCGTTTCTAGGTACACGTAGAGGACGTCTTTACGCACGTAAAAGGAGGCGAACCCTATGCGCACGGTGCGGTGCGCGCCCCTCTCGAGGGCGTCGACGTTCGTTGTCGTTCGTTGAAGCGCTCCTAAGAAACCAGTCGGCATGCACGCGCGCGTTCTTGTCTGACGCGTTCCGTCTCTTAAGGGGGAATTTCAAAATTCAAACAGTCGTATCTTCCGATGCGGCCCGTCGGAGGAAATCGTGGCTTCTTTTATTTCTCACGTGCTTAAACAGTCTCGTGAGTTGAGAAGATACTTTTTTATTGACAAACTCCTCCTCGGCCGCATATTGCATGATGGATAGTCCATTACACACGTCCGGGATGTTTGTTTTTTTATCCGGGAAGGCTTCCTTGAACGCGACGATCGACTGTCGTGGTATGTCGGGAGAGTCATCGAGGAGGCGATCGAATTCCGTGCGCATCTTTTGCACGTAATCCAACACCGGTTCCCTGTACTTGTCTTCAAGGGACAACTGCATGTCGATGCTTCTATAAAATTTAGAGTAGGCGTTGCACATGTGAGAGTGTTTGCTCATCAATTCGTGGGATTGATTAAATTTCGCGATACTCGTGAGCACACCACCGAGAACGTTGAGGAAAGCGAAAAAATATTGGACATACATGAGTTTCAAGCGGTTATCTTGGGTCG